CGGTGCGACAGCGCCTGCTCTCCGCGACCCAGCGGCGAGACGAAGCCGCGGGAGTTCATTTCGAGCGGGCCGACTGGCTTCAGCGGGTGCTCGGCGAGACGGGCATCGATGTCCTCGAAGCTGTCGTTGATCGAGGTCGGGAAGCGAAACAGGGTCAGGTTGCGGAAGAACATGGGAACTCCTAAAAGGGGATCGAGTCGTCGTCGAATCCATCCTGTGGCGGCTGCTGCGCCGGCGCCCTCTGCTGCGCCTGGCGGGCGGGGCGGTCGGTGCGGTCCTGCTGCTGGCCGCCTCCCAGCAGAGTGACCGTTCCGCTCATGCCCACGTCGAGCTTCATGTAGACGGCGCCGTCCTTGCCCGCCTTGGCGCCAGCCTCGCCCGAAACGCTGATCACCGTTCCCTTCGTGATGTACTGCGCCAGCGCCTCGCCGCGCTTGCCCCACACCGCAACATCGACCCACAGCGTCTGCTTCTCGCCGTTGCGCCGCTGATCCACGGCCACGGGGAAGTTCAGGACTGCGGTGTCTCCGCTGGTGCGGCGCAGCTCGGCGTCGCGGCCGACGCGGCCGGCGATGTTCCAGTTGTTCATGCGGCTTCCCTCTGTGTGTACTTTCTGACGATGGCCGAAAGCTCGGCGATGAACTCATTGACCGCGACCGACAGGCCGGCGATGTAGTCTTCATCGCGGTGCACGCGCTTGATGAAGATCGGAAGGCCCGGCCAGTAGCTCACGAAGTCGCACCACTGCCGGCCGCTGATCCAGAGCTGCCCCTGCACCTGGGCGACGTGTTCGGGCGGCAGGCGGTCGGCCTCCAGGCACTCGATCTGCAGGTGCGGGAGTTTCGTCTTGATCTCCAGCAGGCCATCCGTGCCGATCAACGAATCCGGGCTCGCGCCGGCCCCGCCGCGCCGCATGAACCCGATCTGCTCGGGATCGACGCCAGCGATCAAGGCGTATGCGTCGCGCGCCTCGGGCTCCAGCAGCTTGCCGCGCTCCGTGTGGCGGTTGCCCTCCCACTTGTCGGCAACCTCGCCGGTGATGGCTTCGCCGGCCAGCGTCAGCAGGTACTTGCGGCGCGTCACCGACTCGCCGCCGCCGCGCCCCTTGGCCATGACCGTCGCGAACTCGCTGGCGGTCACGATGCCGCGGCGTGCCTCGAACCACTCGGGCGACCCCTGCTCGCAGTTGAAGACTTCAAGCGGCGGATGCATTGGCGCCCTCCAGCTTCTTCAACAGCACCGACTTGCAGCGCGCGAACCATGACGCCGGGATGTCCGACACGCGCTCGACCTTGGCCCACTGCAGGAACTTGGCGCGGTCGCTGCTGCTAGCTTCCAGCAGGTCATTGATTGCCGCCTGCTGCTCTTCGGAGAGCTTCGGCTCAGGCTGTCCAGCGCCGCGCCCGTCGTCCTCCTGCATGTCACTTGCGGCGAGGCCGAGCGCCGCCATCAGCGTGTAACGCTGCAGGTAGGTCACAGCGCTGGCGACCTGCTGAATCTGGTTCTTCTTGCCGCTGTCGTCGGGGCGCGACTGCAAGACAGTGCGCTCGCTGTGCCCGAGCTGGTGCGTGACCACGCAGGCAACGGTGATGATCCCGTCCTGCTGCGACACATCCCAGCGGTGCGACAAGCCGTGCTGACCCATGCCGGCGACCGCAGCGTCGACCACATCGGCAAGCGTTGCGTGGCTGAAGCGTGCAGCGCCCGGAATGTTGACCTGCTTGGTCTTCAGCACGCGGACGGGCTCCGACTTGAAGGCCGCCATCGCTGCCACGTAGGCCTTGCGCGCCTCGTTCGTCTCCCAGCGCTCCTGGAGCTGCATCAGCTTTTCCAGCTTGTCCATGTCAGCGCCCTGGCTGACTGCGATCTGCAGCAGATGGGCCGGCGTGGCCGCCACCGCAGGCAGACTCGCGGGCTGGCTCCGCATGACTTCAAGCGCGCTCACGCCGCCTCCTTCATGTCGTCCCGGGCCAGCGCAGCGGCCAGCTTGCGAGTAGTGATGTGCTCGCCTTCGCCCAGCTCAGTGAGCAGGCCGATGGCTTCCTCTGCAGCCTCGCGCAGGGTGGCGCTGGCGATCTCGGCGGCGATGCGTGCCGCTGCGGCTTCGGCGGCCTGCTGGCGCGCGGCTTCGGCCTGGGCCTCTGCTGCTTCGCGGGCAACCCGCTCCGCCTCGCGCTGCCGTTCCAGCTCAGCCCGGCGGGCGTCTTCCTCGGCCTTGCGCTGAGCTTCCTGTGCGGCCCGCTGTGCGGCCTCCGCTTCGGCCTGAGCCTTGGCCGCGGCTTCCTGCTGGGCGCGCAGCTCGGCGCGCTGGCGTTCGACTTCGGCGCGTTCCTTCGCGGCTTCGGCTTCGCGGGCCTCGCGCTCGGCCCGATCGCGCTCGGCCTGTTCGGCTCGCAAGCGATCCAGCTCCGCACGCTCGGCGGCCAGCTTCTCGGCTTCGATGCGCAGGGCCTCGGCGCGCTCGGCCTCTTCCTTCTGGCGCTGGCGCTCCGCTTCTTCGCGCTGCTCGGCTACGGCGATCATCTGCGTGGTGGTCGCGATGGCTTCAGCCTTGGCTGCCTCTGCCGCTGGCTGGAACTCGGCGAAGTCCTCGCCGATCACTGTGGCTTCAAGCTCGGCAAGCTCGCGCCGCAGGGCCGCCGACGAAAGCCCGCCGAAGGAAGCGGGCGCCATCCGAATCTCCGCCACCCGCGTCTGGATCGCTTCGACCCGCTTCCGCTCTGCCTCGATCTTCGCCTGCCGCTCAGCCTCGCGCGCCGCATCCCATGCGTCCTGCAGGCCCTGCAGTCGCGACTCTTCCGGCTCGATCACAGCAACCAACTCTTTCTCAGCGGCAATCACTGCCTTGCTGTAGGCGGTTGCGTCTTCGCGGGCATCCTTGGCGCGACGCTGAATCTCGCAGCGGGTGTTTTTCAGCTCGACACGGGCGCGCTGCGCCTCTTGGTAGCCGGAAGGGTTGGTGATTCCCGTGATGCGCTCGGACTTGGCAGCCAGCTCGGCCAGCCGCTCCTTGGTTTCGTTGTACGCCAGCACCTGCTTGGCGCGCTCGATTGGTGCGAGTTGCGTGCTCATTGCATGACTCCCGATTCCCATATGAAGAACAGACCAGCGGCGACGAATCCGGGGCCGATGCACCACCACGACTCAACCCACTGGCAAGAAAGCACCCGGTGTAGCCAACCCGCCGGGCGCGGGTTCCTGTGGCTCACGACAGCCCCCGGGGGGTGGGGCTCGCGCGACCTGCGGCTACTGCAGGGAGGGCCGAAGGGCGACCGGCGAGGGCGCGCAGAAAGCGCATCCCTGCTTCGGCCCGCCAACCTATTTCCATGTTCGAAGGTGCTGCTGTAGACAGCCGGGCGTAGTACCCGGCGAGGCGTTCCCTGTTGCTGGGCTGGGCGGTGTCGGACGTGATCACTGGCCGCTCCATGCGAGATAGATCCCGATCAGCGCAGCGGCCAGCCACATGGCGCCGCCGATCAGCATGCCGAGCATCAGGCCCTTGCTCTCGCGGTGTGGGTCGTGGGTGCTCATGCCGCAGCCTCCGCACTCCACCGCTCCGCATGCGCCTCGGCCCGGCGCTCGGCTTCCTTCTGCACTTCGGTGTCCAGCGCCAGGGCCAGACCGATCAGCCGGCTGATCAAGCGAACCGCTGCGGTGCGCTCGCGCTCCGTGCATCCGGTGCACGCTTCGGTCAGGCCGTGGCCCTGCTGCAGACGGCGCAGCACAGCGCAGGCGTCGAAGGCATCGAGCGTCACCTCACCGTCAGCGCTCATGCGCGCAATCAGGTCGGCCGCTTCGATCTGCATCCACGTTTCGTCACTGCGGACCTTGTCGGTCCAGTATTCGATGGCGTCCATCGCGTTCCTCCTTACCGGCCCTCACCGGCATGGATGGAATGCTAGACACGTCTAGCGCGCCTGTCAAGCGGTTTGCTAGAAAAATTTTCGCGACTTTGTCTAGCTCGCTCGGAGGCCGGTGGACACCCGGGGATCTTCGGGGATGGCGAGGGCGGGCTAGGCGCGGTAGGCTCGCGCGATCAGATAGGAGGGGGGCCTATGGACAGTTCCGGAACCACATGGCGAACCGTTGCGCGCTGGGCTGCGATGGTCCCGGCCGCGCTGGCGGCTGGAGCCGTGGCGGCCATCTCTGTGCACCTGTGGAATCAGGGCATGCTCACCTGGGCGTCGGTTGATCCAGCGTCAGCGCTGGGGAAGCTCGCGCTTCACGCCATGCCTGGGGCGGTGTTCGGTGCGGTCGTCGTAATGGCTGGCTGCAAGGTTGCGCCAGCGGGCGGCGCGACGGTGCCGATCGGGCTTGCTGGCCTTGTGCTTGTGCTGGCTGGCGGGGCAATCGCTATCGCGGTCGCCTATGCGCAGTGGTGGCCGCTGGTCACTTGGCTGTGCGTCATCGCTGGCGCTGTGGTCGCCGCGTACTCAAGCGTCGAGCAGGCGCGACGGGTGCCGCTTCATAGCTGAACCGGCGTCCAGACGGCGCGCCCGATGATCTGCAGCGCGTCTTCCGCAATCTCCCAAGGCGCATACAGGGGCGAGGGGTTGTCGCTGCGCACGCGCACGATCCCGCCCGGCAGCC